TTTAGTCCACCAATCATTTTTTAGATCCGTGTGCGTTCTGTAAAAAAAGCCGCTGGTGCGGGTCGGGTTGCCCAGTAGCAGGGTCGTGGCGTTGTGGCCGCTCATGCTGCCAGCGGCACTCTCAAAGACCTCTTCGGGTATGCCGCTCGCTTCGTCGGCGATCAGAAGCACGTTTTCGCTGTGTACGCCTGCGAGGCTTTCGGGGCGCTCTTTTGAGCTTGTCCTGGCGGAGCAGAACGCTTCCGTGGGGCTGCTCTTCAGCACGATGCGGTCGCTGGTGGCCTCCAGTAGTTTGGAGACTGCGTCCGGCATTTCCTTTAGGCGGCGCTTGGCTTCGGCGAAGAGCGCGTCGTATAGCTGGCTGGCCGTGGGTGCGGTTACCACTACCTTCGCTGGAAATCTTGTGGTGAGATACCATAGTATGATTGCGGCGGCGCAGCTTGATTTACCGACGCCGTGGCCGGAACGGACGCTGATGCGGCGCTCGCCAGCCGCGATGGCGTTCATAACCTCCCGCTGCCACGGGAGCGGATCCATGCGGATGACGTGTTCCGCGAAGCCCGCCGGGTCGTCGTGGTAGCGGTTTATGAACTCGCCCCAAGCGGATTTTTTTTCGGCGGTCAAAACAGTAACGACCCACTAGGCGGTGGGGGGTTGGACAGCAAGCCGTCTTTTACCGGGTTGAGCCTTTCCAATATGGCGAGGGCTTCCGCGGCACTGATCGGCATCATCTTGCCGCCCAGTGCCTCGTTGTCTTCATGGATTTGGCGGTCGAACGCGGCGGCCTCTTCGCGGGTGCCGAATTTTTCGAAGACGCCGTCTTTCATCGCGCGGTCCATAGCCTCGCGGGGGCCGAGAATTTTTCCGTCAAACACGCTCGGCACCACGATGACCCCGTCGGGGGTTTCGAACTGGCGCGTGTATATCGTTGACAGCGTGCCGTCTGGGTTTTTGTGCGCTCTGCCGTAGGCGAGGTTTTCGAGATGGTGCTGTGTCAGCTTATCCAAAATTCAACGCCCAGATTTACGCGGGTGGTATACAAATAAAAGCCGCCCCCCGCCCGCGCTCGAAGGGGGGGGTCTCGATCGGATCTGCACGGCGGCGGCGAGCGCGAAAGGGAACCGCTCAAGCCGCCGCCCCGGTCGGCGGAGAGAGAGATCTATGCCGCCCGGTATGACGCCCACGGATAAATAATCCGTGGGTCAATCGTTTGTTATCAGTAGGTTAGGCAACCCTTTTGGGTTTTTCCTGCCGTTCTAGTGGCACAATGTCCGCTTTCGGCACCTCGGCGAGCGCTGCGACCGCGTCCAAGTGTTCGCGCGCGTCATCGACGCTGACCTGCCGCTTCTCGACGAGCAACCCGCCCAGCTTGGCGAGGCCGAGCAGCGCCTGGGTGGCGGCCGAGTGCTGGCCGGCAGCAACAGCACCTTCAACAGCGCGCCTCAATCCAGCCGATATTTCCTCGACAGTGATGGCATTCTGCGACGCCTGCTCAGCCTTTAGCTGATCCACCATTAGTGACACCTTAGCGTTTTGCAGCAACCGACACGCAGCAACGTGTATGGCTTCATCGCTCATCTTCTCAGCGTTGTACGCCATCCGATAGGCCGCCGACGCATTGCCTTCACACGGTCCAACATACTGCCGCGCAAACTTTTCCTGCTTGATTGTCAGCTTCGGTCGCTCGTCCATATCCAGCCCACAAAAAAAGCGGCGTCACCGCGCCGCATCTTAGGAACATAAGATCATGTTTCGTCTACATCGTCAACATATTGTGTCTAAAAAATCCAAACACACAACATCTTGTGTATCACCCAAATAAGACGCGCACAAGCGCAATCACGATATCCAGCACCTCAACCCCCTTTCACACCCTCAAACGCACCAGCGTCGCTCTCAGCGCGTTTAAGCTCATACCAAAGCTGCAACATAGCACGCTCGAACCGCCGCTTCACGGTCGCCGGGTGCATGCCCGTAATTTTTGCCACCTTCCGCCACGCCGGGCCACGCTGCCGCCGCACCGCGGAATGCGCAGCCATCCAAACGATGCGCGCGTCGTCCGCATCCAGCACCCGCGCCAACTCAAGCGCCTGGTCGTACCGCCACACCTCACCCGCGTCCGCTGGCCCTGGCCGAACGTCCACGTCATTGTACCCATAAGCCAGACCCGGATCCGGCACATACTCCGGCCACGCCACCCGATACCGCGTGCGCATGACGCCCGGCAGCTTCCGCTCAGTCTCCGCCGCCTCAAAGAACAGACCCGGCATACCAGCCACATCGCCAACGTGTCGCAGTAGTCTCTCAGCGTCCATCACAACCTCGACCCACAGGTTGCAAGGTGCGTTCCAAACGCAATGAAGTTTGAAGTGTCGCGTGCGCTCCAGTTGCGCTCCAAGGCAACTGGTGCGCTCGTGCGCTTCAAACTAGTACGGTTTTTTTGGTGAAGCGCACTTTTTGCGCTCCAAATGCGCTCCAAAGTGCGCTCCAAATTTAACCCCGTTTTACACACACTCATGGTTGCATTTCCTCTTGAAACGCACCACTAAACGACGTCGGCATCTTGGATAAATCGACAAACAATCCGACCTCATCCCGTCGCCGTTCCGGGTTGCGATACGTCTCTTCGAACAACAGGCCGGACGAAATCCACGTCCGCAGGATGGATTTGGCTGACGCTTCGCTGACGCCCTCATCGATCAACAGGTCACCGGCCCAGCGAGCAGTGCCGCGCTTGTTTTGCAGGATGTAGCGCTGGCCGTCAGGAAGGCCGCGCTCGATGTCGGTCAGGACTTTGCGGCCCGACACTGCGCCAAGCTCGTCAAATGGATCCGGCGGCGACCACGGCGCCAGGACGCCTACCCAATCGCCTTGGGCCAACTCAACAGAATGCCGCTCAAACCACGTCGCATCGCTGGAAGGGGCCGACATATTGCCCTTGGCGTCGTCCACACGGACGTACCATGACCGCCGCGCAGGCAGGATGCCGAAGCCTTCAGCCTCTTTGTCCGACATGGGCGTGATGGTGCGGGCTGACCGCACGGCACCGGCCAAAGCGCCGGCGCCTCGCGCAGTGTTGATGTCGCCTGCCACGGCCACGAACCCGGACGGCGGCTTGCGTGTGTGATGGACCAGATCGATGGCCGCATCGCACCGCTTTGCTACATCAGCAAATACATCAAGAACAGCGTCTATCTGCTTGTTATCATTCTCTTCTGCATAATGCGCCTTCACCAGCGGATCGACCTGGAGCAGCCCAATGTCCAGCCGCTGCATCTGCTCGATAACCTGCTCTGCGGCCACTGTCGGCGTCACCACGCCGTCCACTGGCTCGGCCACAATCATCTTGCAGTCGCGCCCGCTGTCCAAATACAGCCAGCCTTCCAGTTCACTGGGATCAATCCCAAACTGCTCGCATATGGCCCAGGCGCGCCGCAACAGTTCGTCGCGCGGATCCTCCAAATTGTAGTGCCACACCCGCACCCGCTCCCGTACCGGCTCGCCCAACAGGTCGCGGCCCGTCGCCAGCGCAATGGCCTCAGTCAATTCCAGCGTGGTCTTGCCCACACCGCCAGGCGACACGGTCGCCGACACATATCCACGGATCAGATGCTTGCCATACAGCCAGCGACGGGGCGGGACGCTCTGCATATCCGCCGCCCGGAACCCAGACGCCATGACACGCACTAATCGCGCTTGCGCACCCCTTAAAACCGCCTCACGGCCCTCTCTACACCAGACGTCGTTCCAGTCGTCGCCAACCTCGTCCGGCATGACGATGTAGTCGGGCTTCGCCCTCCTCGCACCGTCCAAGCCCGCGCCGCTCTCGTCATTATCAGCCGCGACAACGATCTCAGCGCGCGGCCACGCAGCCCGCAATCCTTCCACGACCGGCGCCAAATTGCCTGCATCAAACGCGCACACAGCGCACTGACCCGTCGCCTCATAGACAGACGCGGCAGTGGAATAGCCTTCGGCGACATAGATCACGCCAGATGGGCGCCCCAGCATAAAGAAGCCGCCCTTCTTGCGTCCGCCGGCCAGAAACCGCTTCTCGCCGTCAGGCCCAATGGTCTGGTGCGAAATCACCTGCCCGGACCCATCGACAATCGGGATTAGCAACTTGTCGCCATCCAGCAACACGCCGTGCGCGCCAACCTGCTTGGCTACCAGGTACGGGTGTGAAACCGCGACGTCAGCGGCGGCAATGTCCTGCTCCGCCTGTGCCGCTGCCTCAACCCGCCGCGCTTCGATCTCTGCCGCCTGCCGCTCACGCGCGGCGCGCAGTGATTGCTTCTCCGAAACCGTTAGCGAATAGCTGTCGCGACTGCACCAGACTTGCTGGCCCCTGCCCGCCTTCCACGACCCAAACGACCCGTACAGGATGCCGTCCAACTCGGACAGCACATACCAGCCCGACGTATTCTTGCCGCGCGCCTCGCCGTCTGGCACGCGATGGATCTGGTCATCAGCCACCGCCATGCCGGACAGGCGCAGACCGAACGCGGACGCTGCGTCGGTGAAATCGCGCACCGCCTCCAACCCGCTGGGCTGCGGTCGAATGATAATTTCAGGTATCGCGACCATCAGCCCTCCGCTTGGATGATTGCGCGCCCGATTTGCGTGACGACCTGCGGGACGACGGCGTTTCCGAGGGCTTTAAGTCGGTCCACCCTGTTGGGAACCCCATGAGCCACTCGACCCACATCGGGTTCAGGGAGCCAGCCTTGTCGCCCGCCATCTTCACTGCGTTGGGTAGTTGGTCGTGATGACCCCTTGCCTTCGCCAGATGTTCGTCGCTGTTCGCGCCCTTGTAGTCGCGCGTCGTCGGCGTCGGCCACAGATGCAGATGCACTTGCCCCGCCAGCCCACCGCCCACTTTCGGCACGCCCCGCTTCTCCGCGTACGATCCCAACGGAGTTAGCCACAATCCAGACCCGATCCCGTCGGTGCGGGGCATCGACGGCGCAAGCTGGAACAATAAATGGGACGGCTTGGTATCCGATGCTTTCCAAGTCAGAAAGGCTGCGCTCGAGGCCCAGCGGCTCGTTAACAAAGCCTCGGACATTTTCGCCAATGACCCACCGACTTTGTACAGCTTCAATAACTCGCAGCATTTCCGGCCAGAGATCGCGGTCATCTTCTGCGCCTCGCTGCTGCCCGGCGACGCTCCAAGGCTGACAAGGGAAGCCGCCGACGATGATATCAATTCTTCCAAGTCGATCTGTGCCGATGGTTCTAACGTCGTCGTAGATCGGCGTGTCGGGCCAATGCTTTCGCAAGACGGCTTGGCAGAACGGCTCTCGCTCACAGAATGCGACTGTCCGAAAAGGTCCGGCTCTTTCGAGTCCGAGGCTGAACCCTCCGATGCCGCTGAAGAGGTCGAGGACGTCGAAGTTTTTTTTTGAGCCATCAAAACGGAATGTCGTCGTTCAATTCATCGCGAACGCCGCCGCGCTGCTCCGCCATCCGCGAGATGACTGCGCGCAGAAACATGAGCCACTGCGCCTTATCAAGCGCCCGCAGATCCGTAATCCCGATGGACTCCAGGTATTGCCCGCCGCTCTTGCCGGCCTCCAAAATCATCGCGTTCTCTTCGTCGGTCCAATCCATCTTCTTCTCTCTCCAAAGTTCTTGGTGTTGCCTTGAACAAAACCAGCGGTCAGGCCGGCTCACCCCAATCAATCGCGGCGACCATCCGAACCCGCGCTCCGGTCGCAGGCAGACGGCGCA